CTAAACTTGAGGAGGATCGACATCCTTCTCGTCCTTGAGACTGCATAACGTACATCACGATGTAGTTAAACAGGACACACTTTTGCACTGAAAACAGTAAAAGTACCGGCGGCTGCTAGCCAAGATAGAAATATAAAGGCAGCAACACCAGCACGAGTCGTCGTGGAACCACGACTTACTGACTTTCAACGAAAGTACGCAGAGGCCCTATCCAATGGAATGACAGATGTTCTATCATCGCACGGACACCTCCGTAATTTGACTGAACGACTCAAGACACATTATGAGATCACATTCTCTAAGATACCAGATCTTGAACTACCATCTGCAATTAAGCAGACATTAGCTCTATCTTTTTCTAAGTGGATGCGACAATCAGAATTGCCAGAAGTCGGCGAGTACACTTTTAAAATATTCCCACAATCAATTGTTGTGTGGGTATCTAAAAGAGTAGCAAAGATGGAAAAGCAAAGAAGAAAAGCGTATAAACATAGATTATTATTTAGTATTCTATCAGTGAAGAGAGTAATGCCTGGAGTATCAAAAGATTTTATTTTGAAATCTTACGAAAAACATGGTAAATTACTTTCAACTGTTGGAGTGACTCCAAAAAATATCTTGGAGTATGCTAGATTAAGAGCTATTGAATTTGGAAAACAAGTTGCAATGTTCTATGATCCAACAAGAACTACCCTTCCTTCACGATCTTCTTGCTTTGAAGCAAAAAAATCAGAAGGAGGACAGTGGGGATTGCTGAAAGAGAACGCGAAGGATGACTTCTCCTATATCAGATCAGAACCTACTGTTCTTCTGTTATCTGGAGCGCCAGGATGCGGAAAATCCCGATTAGTAAATCTAATAGCCGGAAGAATATGTTTGAATATTGGAGTCCCTATGGGAAAATCAATATATACAAGAAATTGTTCTGTGAAGCATTGGGATGGATATAGCGGACAACCAATTACGGTGCTCGATGACTGGGGACAGGATGTTCAAATGGGTGAAGATGTGTCACAACTGATAGCACTGGTTACAGATAACCAGTACGTCTTGCCGATGGCGAGTCTACACGAAAAAGGAACAACTTTTACATCTAAATTTATCATAGTATGTACAAACCGATTTAAATTGGGAGAACTCCCTCTTTTAGGCGGTGCTTTATCGTCAAGAGAATTATACGACTATAGAGCCATGTATCGAAGATTTCACTTCGGTATACGGATCTTGGACGGACGTTCTAATGGTGATATTAAGTATATTAAACTTGATAAAGTGCTAAATCTATGTGGATATGCAAAGGAATCAGAGAATCCTCATGAAATGTTTGCTGATTTAACAAGGAAAGATAATTTCAGACCTTGTTTAGTCGAGACTACTTCTAGAGGAGACTTTGTTCAATCTCTTGCAGATAAACTAAGAACACACAGCGATGGACACCTTAATTCGATTTCGTTAGACTTACCAGAAGCTTTCGCGAAATACAAATGGAACCAAACTCTTTATGATTTTAGATTCGGAATTGATTCGGAAACTGGACAAAAAATTTATCCAGGAACACGATATTCGGACCGATTATCTTTCGACATGTTTCCTGATGAAACCATTAAGTCACGAGTGATGACGTGTGCTGTTAACAACAAGCCACTAGCCGTGAGAATGATTACAAAGGGAAGCGCTGAAGGAAGATGCCTGAAACCATTGCAAGTTGCGATGTGGAAGGCTCTACAATTAGACCCAAAATTCTTTTGTACTGGAAACCCAGATGTTCAAAAAGGTTTTGATTTGAATCTTAAGAGAAATCTTAATGATGATGAATTTTACCTTAGTGGAGATTATGATGCTAGTACAGATAGGTTACATCTTGACCTGTCGATGGAAATTTTAGAAGGAATTCTTGAAAACATTAATCATGAACCAACAAAACGTTGGGCGCGATATGAATTCGGAGAACATCTAATAGAATATCCGCCGTGGACCAAAATTGATACTATTGAACAAAAAAGAGGACAACTCATGGGGAACTTATTATCGTTTCCAATCTTATGTTTGGCCAACAAAATCGTTTGCGAAATTGCCGAACTCGAAGACTTCATAGTCAACGGGGACGATCTTTTAGCAATTGCTAATGAAAGACAAATTGAGAATTGGCGCGTAACAGGAACCAGTTGCGGATTATTACCATCAATCGGGAAAAATTATGTTTCGAAAAATTTCGGCACATTTAATTCAAAATTAATAGTAGATAAAATCGTAACGCCATTCGTTCAACCTAATTTGATGAGACGAGAAGGAAAATCAATTGCGAGCTGTTTTAAGGAAGCTTCCTTAAACGGCGCTAAACCGGTTCAACTTATTCGACGAAACCAAAATTGGTTAAAGAAAAGCATGAGATCTCTTGATGTTCCAGTAGAATTTGGAGGATTAGGAAAAGAGTTTAGAACTATGAGTAAATCACTTGAAAGACAAGCGAGACTAGTGTATTTATATATGATAAGTAGAAAGAAAGGATCCCAACAAAATGGAAATAGTCTTCTCCCCGAAGGGTTTGTATGGGGCCGATTCCCGGTAATAGATGGATGTGAAAATCCATATATATCTGAGGATCGTCCACGACAAAAAGACGATATTGAAACAATGTTAGGATGGGAAAATGAAAGTGAAGCTAAAGAAGTCAGCGAACTTATAGTAACGAGAAAAGAGTTAAAGAAATTTGAAAAGATTTTAATGACTAGTTTTAACTTACGTAGGTTTGTAGATTCTGGAGAATTACAAACATATCCCTCTCTTTCATCGGTCGTGAAACAACTACGTCCGATTCGCAAATCACAATATGAATCCGCTCCAATCAGTGGTCTGACAGCATTTATAGAAATGTTCAGAATAAAAGAAGGTTTGACATTAGAAGAGTCAAAGGATGAGAAACAAGCTGTTCGAGAAATTTCTCGAACTCATAAACTCGAACTGCGTAAATGTAAGGGTAGTGAATCCCCTAGATTACGGAAATCGATAAAGTCTATGACTTGTGATCAGGCTTATGAACTCCGACACGATGTCAAACTAACTTTAAACAAAGATGGAAAGATGTATGGCGTTTTGCCAATCGATAAATCTAGTTTACTGTTAAACCAAAGGAAAAACCTCTGCCC